TGGAAGTTTCGGTTGTTGAGACTTGTACGGACGATATTGCGGATGTTCCCTGCGTTCCCAATATTGATGACCTGGATGCTGGTGATCCTAACACTTATCTGTTCGGTTTTCGCAGCGTTCCTCGTTCCTCTTCTGTTAGATTGAAAAGTTCTACTGTAGAACGTACATTTAAAGACCCTGAGATTAGATTTACTTATCCTATGAAACCTAAGGATTTGTTATCTATTCTTGGAAAGATTAATCATAATGTTCCTAACAGGATTCCTTATGTTTGCAATCGAGACCTTGACTTATTTTTAAAACGTTTAAGAAGTTACTACCCAGATGAAAAATTACGTTACTACGCTGTATCAGAATATGGCCCTACCAGTTACCGCCCGCATTGGCATTTGTTATTGTTTTCCAATTCCGCACGATTCTCGGAAACTGTTTGTGAAAATGTATCTAAGGCTTGGTCTTACGGACGTTGTGATGCGTCATTGTCGAGAGGATTCGCAGCACCGTATGTTGCGTCGTATGTTAACAGTTTTGTCGCTTTACCCGACTTTTATACTCAGATGCCAAAAGTGGTGCGCCCTAAATCCTTCCATTCCATTGGATTTACAGAATCAAATCTCTTTCCTCGAAAGGTACGAATTGCCGAAATTGACGAAGTTACCAATAAGTGCCTTGATGGTGTCCGCGTTGAACGCAATGGATACTTTCGCACAATTAAACCTTCTTGGCCGTATCTCCTTCGACTATTCCCCCGATTTTCGGACCCTATTCGTAAATCTCCATCGGACGTTTACCAGTTACTTTTTGCTGCGTTCACAGCGCCCGAACGAGTCGTTCGTAGCGGATGTGCAGATTTAACTTGTGACCCGTTTAATGAAGGTGCTCTTTCCAAACAGAGTGTTTTGTCTTTTTGTAAATGTTATTTAAATTATGTAGATAATTATGGAAAATCAAATGAATGTAGGAATTTTCTTTCTCCTCAGGCGGATTTACCGCATAGTGATATTCTCATTCTTACTGAATGTCGTTTGTACGATGGTGTTGATTTGGAATCTACTCATCGTCTCTCCCGCGTATATCGCTTCTTCCTCGGAATTTCGAAATTTATTCGAACGTATTCTACAGATGGATGCTCAGAACTCTTCTGGTCCAGCGGCACTCCTGGAGGAGACCTCTTTTGTCGAGAAAGATTCTTACGAATAATTTCTGAAAAGATAATTGGCTTTTGGCGTCGTTATGATTATAACCGTCTTGTAGACTTTTATCAAACTCTGGACGATTCCAATGATAAGGATTTGGTAGACTTTGAGCTTCGTAATTACTCCTTCCGTTATAATAGAACTGTCCGCGATAAGGAAAGACCTTACCATGAATTGCCTCTTGTTCGTCGTTTGGCTGCTGCTTCATTGATGAAATGTCGAGATAAGGTCAAACACAAGGAGATTAATGATTCGTTTGGTATTTTCTCTTATCAGAACTGATAATGTTTAATTCTAAATGTTTTTTTATGGCTTCTTACACTGGAATGTCCAATCTCCAGAATCACCCTCACCGTTCTGGATTTGATATTGGACGTAAAAATGCGTTTACCGCAAAGGTTGGTGAGCTTCTTCCCGTCTATTGGGATATTTCTATGCCTGGAGATAAGTATAGGCTCAGTATCGAGTACTTTACCCGTACTCAACCTGTTGAAACTTCTGCTTATACCCGGTTGCGTGAATACTTTGATTTTTATGCTGTGCCGTTGCGTCTTCTCTGGAAGTCTGCTCCTTCTGTGTTGACTCAGATGCAGGATGTTAATAAGGTTCAAGCTTTGTCCCTTTCTCAGAACTTGACTCTTGGCACTTATATACCCTCGCTTCCTATCAATATGTTCAGCACTGCTCTTGTTATTATGAATGGGACAAGTGCGAATCCAGGTTTTGACTCTTCGCTAAGAAACATGTTTGGTTTTTATCGTGCCGATTTGTCCTATAAGTTATTATCTTATCTTGGCTACGGGAATTTTATTGAGACAAAGCCTTCTCCTGGTTGTCGTTGGTGGTCTACTTCTTTAAAGAATGAGACTGCTTCAGAGAGTTATTCTCAGCAATATATTCAGAATAATTATGTGAATGTTTTCCCTCTCTTGGCCTATCAGAAAATTTATCAGGACTTTTTCCGTTGGTCGCAGTGGGAAAGTGCTAATCCATCTTCTTATAATGTGGATTATTATAGCGGTGTTACTGGTCCTTTGGTATCTTCTCTTCCTGGTCTTGGTGATGCTTATTGGGACTCCGATACAATGTTTGACCTTAAATATTGTAATTGGAACAAGGATTTGTTGATGGGTGTTCTCCCGAATTCTCAGTTTGGCGATGTCGCTGTTATTGATATTTCCGATTCTGGCGCTTCTGATGTTGTTTTAGGTTCTGATTCCAAAAAGAGTAAAGTTGGTATTACTTCTGCAGTTTCTTCTAAGACTTCTGCGGTTCCTCTCTTTGCTTTAGAGGCTTCTACTTCTAATACTGTTCCCTCTGGTTCTTCTCTTCGTGTTGATTTGTCTACTTTGCAATCTCAGTTCACTGTTCTTGCACTTCGCCAGGCTGAAGCTCTTCAACGTTGGAAAGAAATCAGCCAATCTGGTGATAGCGACTACCGCGAACAAATTCGTAAACATTTTGGTGTGAACTTGCCCCAGGCTCTTTCCAATATGTGCACCTATATCGGTGGTATTTCCCGTAACCTTGACATCAGTGAGGTTGTGAATAATAACCTTGCTACAGAAGGAGATACTGCTGTTATTGCCGGTAAGGGTGTCGGTGCTGGTAATGGAACCTTTGAATATACTACTAATGAGCATTGTGTCGTTATGTGTATTTATCATGCCGTTCCTCTTCTTGATTATACTTTGACCGGTCAGGATGGTCAGTTACTTGTTACTGATGCTGAGTCTCTCCCGATTCCGGAGTTTGATAATATCGGCATGGAAGTTCTTCCTATGACACAGATTTTCAACTCTCCGAAAGCTTCTATTGTCGCTTTGTTTAATGCCGGTTATAATCCTCGTTATTATAATTGGAAGACAAAGCTTGATGTTATTAACGGTGCCTTTACCACTACTCTTAAGTCTTGGGTTTCTCCGGTTACTGAATCTCTCCTTTCCGGATGGTTTGGCTTTGGATACTCTGATGGTGATATTAATCAAAATACTAGGGTTGTTTTGAATTATAAGTTCTTCAAGGTTAACCCTTCTGTTCTTGATCCTATTTTTGGCGTTAATGCCGATTCTACTTGGGATACTGACCAATTGTTGATTAATTCCTATATTGGTTGCTATGTTGCCCGTAATTTGTCTCGCGATGGTGTACCTTACTAAAATTTGTTTTAATTATGATTGGAAAATTTAATTCTTTGAATAGTCTGGAACAAGGTTCCGGGCTTATTCCCAATGTTGCGCCGGATGCTTTTGCAGTTGCTCCCGAGTTCGATTCTACCGAGAGCCTTCGTGTAGAAATTGACGATTCTGACGAAACTCGTCCTGTTCGTTACACTTCTGATGTCCGTTTGATTCTTCATACCAAGGACTTGGCTTCCCGTGCTGGTCTTGCCGTTGCTTCCAGGTTCGGACAAACCAGGCAATCTGTGTCCCAGATTCAGCAGATTATGGATACGATGTCTGATGATGACCTTTTGTCAACGGTTCGTTCCCGTCATGTTCAGTCTCCTTCTGAAATTATTGCCTGGTCTAAGGACTTGTCGGCTTATGCTGAAAATCTTGAAGCCCAGGCCCGGGATTTGATTGATGCTGAAAATGCTAAACAAGAGGCAGAAAAAGCGGCTGCTGCTTCCGCTGATGCTGCTTCCTCTGAATAATGGGTCTTTTTGGTTCAATCGCTGGTGGTCTTCTTGGTGCTGGCTCTTCTTCTATTCAAAATTCGCAGAATAGACAAAATGTCAAGGAGACTAACCAGATGAATTACAAAATCAATCAGATGAATAACCAGTTTAACGAACTTATGGCGATACAGCAGCGTAATTGGCAGGAAAATATGTGGAATAAGGAAAATGCTTATAACACTGCTTCTGCCCAACGCCAACGTCTCGAGGAAGCTGGTTTGAATCCTTATCTGATGATGAACGGAGGTTCAGCTGGTGTTGCTCAATCAGCTGGTACTGGTGCTTCTGCTTCTTCTTCTGGAAGTGCTGTTATGCAACCTTTTCAGGCTGATTATTCTGGTGTCGGTTCTTCTATTGGCAATATTTTTCAATATGAGTTGATGCAATCTGAAAAGTCTCAATTGCAAGGCGCTAGACAACTTGCTGATGCTAAAGCCATGGAAACCCTCTCTAATATTGATTGGGGAAAGCTTACTGATGAAACTCGTAATTATTTGAGGTCTACTGGACTAGCTCGTGCTCAACTTGGTTACGCTAAGGAACAACAAGAAGTTGATAACCTGGCAATGACCGGTCTTATTATGCGTGCTCAACGTTCTGGTATGCTTCTTGATAATGAGGCTAAAGGCGTTTTGAACAAGTATCTTGACCAACAACAACAATTTGACCTAAATGTTAAGGCTGCGGATTACTACCAGCGCATGTCTTCTGGTTATCTTTCTTATGCTGAAGCTAAAAAATCTTTGGCTGAAGAAGCTTTGGCTGCTGCTCGAACTCGTGGTCAAAATATTTCTAATGAAGTTGCTTCTCGTATTGCTGAGTCTCAAATTGCTGCCAATATTGCGGCTAATGAATCTTCTGCGGCTTATCATAAGGAAGAACTCAGGCTTGGTCTTTCTCAAGATAATGCTCGCAGTAAGAATATTGAGGAATGGTATCGTTCTCGAAATGAAAAGAAAAGGTATAGGTATTTTGATGCTGATAAATGGGTCGAATATGGCACTAGCATTGGTAATACTATAGGCAATTTCTTGCCTCGTAGAGTTATTTCTAAGTCCTTTTCTCGGCATTAGTATTTTTTTTTAAACATTGCCCGGTCGTACTTGATACGTGCCGGGTTTTGTTGTTTGGAGTAACTTCCGGCAACCGCGCGTAGCGTGGTTATACACCCCCTGAATTCCGGGACGTTAGGACTGGAATCAGAGCCGCCAGGCTATAGTACTGCCTTCCTTAGAGCTTGACGTTTGCAACGCGTAGACAGTTTTTCAGTGAGCTTCTCTCTCCCGTCGCTGCTAAACACCTAAAAATATAAAAATATAAATTGGTGAAACCTACATGAGTTTGCCCGAAGGGAAAGCGATTTACCTCATCGCTTTCAGTCTCCTCTTGTCTTATATACGCAAACTCACAGACCAGCCTGCCACCCATATAGCTTATCATTATTTATGTTAATAATTCATATGAGCATTTGTTACTTTTGAATTTTTATTTATACCTTTGCCCTGTCTTTAAAAACAATGTCTAATTTAAAATTCAAATTTATGGAAAAGTATTATTTGTGCTCCGTTCAATCAAAAACAACCCCTACTCAGAACGAAACTATTCTCGTTCCTGTTGACGAAGTTTCTGCATTTGTTTCTTCGCATCTTCGCCCTGATTGTTTGCTTATTATTTCTCATTGTTCAACCTTTAAAGCAATTCCTGATGAAAAGTGAAACTAAATCTAAAATTTGGTCTGCAGTTATCGCCGCTGCTGTTAGCCTCCTTACGTCTATTGCTCAAATATTTTCGTAAGTCATGAATCCGGCATTAATGAAATTCATTGAATGGCTCCTTCGTTGGAACTTTCATTTCTCTGTTACTTCTGCTCTTCGTACTAAGAAAGAGAATGAAGCGTGTGGAGGTTCTGCTAATTCCCAGCATCTGACTGGTGATGCTGTTGATTTGAAACCTCTTGATATCTCAGTGGATGATTTTATTTTGAAAATCAAAAATTCTGGTTTTGAATTTGACCAGCTTATAAAGTATCGGACTTTTGTTCACGTTTCTTTTGCACGTTGTCGCAAGGCTCGTCTGATGGAACTTGATTTTACTGATAGAAAATGATTACTAAGGAATTGCAGAATAAGTTAGTGACTCGTTGTCAGCATCCTCGCACGGTTGTCAACAAGTATACACATGAGCCCGTTGTTGTTTCTTGTGGGCATTGTCCTTCTTGTATCCTTCGTCGTTCTGGTATTCAGACTAACTTGCTTACTACTTATTCTGCCCAGTTCCGTTATGTGTATTTTGTTACTCTTACTTATGCTCCACAGTTTCTCCCTACATTGGAAGTTTCGGTTGTTGAGACTTGTACGGACGATATTGCGGATGTTCCCTGCGTTCCCAATATTGATGACCTGGATGCTGGTGATCCTAACACTTATCTGTTCGGTTTTCGCAGCGTTCC